TTTTCAGTCGTTCATCGGTCATGGTGCTCACTCCTTAGTTTCAGCGAGTTGAATTTTCTTTATCCCACTTGGCATACTGCTTGAGGTAGCGTTGCCTTGCGGTAGGATCGTCCCAGACGCCAGCATCTATCATAGCTTGCTTTCGTTCTGGTGACACGTATACTTCGTTGCGAGTACTGCGAGGGGCGTGCTCACGGCTAGAGCCAAGGGGTGGACCCCTACGACCTGACCGCTGTGTGTTGTCATCATCCAATGCCTCCACTCGTTTGTCCAGCTCTCGCCAATATTCCAATGTGTTTGGATTATACCCGTCATTTGCAAGATTTTGATCAATTTCCAAAACTTTTTGTGATCGATCATCTCCCGTGTTAGGTTTGTACCAAGAATTTGTCTTCATCCAGTCCTGCGCCAGCTGCGTAGCAAGCTGTTGTGGCTGCTGCGATTGCGCGGGTTGCGACACAGGATTCTTGAAGTTATGCTTGACATGCTCTAATTGCAACGCCTTATCACGTGCGTTATCACGAATGCGCATGGCTTTGGCAACATCGTCGCCATTACCTGCTTCAATTGCTCTTGCAATGATATGCTCAGCGGCACGAGCCTCTTCTTGAGTGGCTTTTAATTGCTGGTCAATAGTTGCATACTCAGTGGTAGCATTTTTGTGCTCAATGCCTTGTACGCGGCGCAAAAGTTCGTTGTTTTGGTTGCGAAGTTGCTGCAACTCAGTCTTATCACGCTCAATTGCTTGTTTACGGCGTAAAGTACGGTCTGCCTTTTCTTCACGACGGCGCTTGCGCAAATCTTCACGATCGTCACTATCAGGAGATAGTCGACTGTCTTCGTCGTCGTCGCCTACTTCAGGCTTTTCATCAACCGGAATTAACTCTTGGTCTTTTGCATTTGCTGGTCGATTGTCCAAGTCATCGTCGTCATTCTCGTCCAAGACGTTGTCTTGTGCTTTCTTATTCATAATAAGCTCCTTTCAGCTTTTAGATAAATGCACGGATTTGCATAGGGTCACCTGTGATTTTGCCAATGATGTCGAGGTCGTTGTAAATCACAAACTCAATTTCTTCACCATCTTTTTTCACAGTCCAACGGTCACCACCATACTTTGGTGTGCGGACAAAATCACCCGGGTTACACCAAGCGCCTTCAGGCCACATGTCCATTGTGTTGCGGTTCTTAAAAGCCAATGGGCCTACAAGCGCAACTTTGGACACCTGCGTATTGCTGGCTTCTGTCTTACGGGCTTCTTCTGGGATGTAGATTCCGCCACTGGTCTGTGACTTGGCGCGTCTTACTTGCACCATAACACGTGAACCAAATGGGATGATGCCTGGGTCCACATCTGGGAAGGCATCTTCTAAGGAGTCATACGACATTGACAATGGTAGTTCAAGTAGCATTCGCTTCTCCGATTGCTGGGTTAAAAATCACGCTCATCCTGATCCTTCAGGACTTGCTCCACTTTTGAGAGGGCAGCTTCCAGGCCTTGATAGTAGCCTATTGACTTTCCATACTCAAACTCTACACTCTTATCGGGCCCCGGTGGAACTTTCAAGGCACGGTGAGCAACACTGTTCTGCTCCTCTTTCAGCAGACCGATGAGCTTAGCAAACACTTATCAACCGCCGCTTGTCGCGCGCTTGGCTGGCATAGGTGTTTGGCTCTTCGTCATTTTGGGATACTGTTTTGCTGTGCCTGTGGGCTTGGCAGGTGTAGGTGCTGGATCTTTTCCAGAACCTTCACAGGATGTTGGGTAGGTTTTACCCATTGCCATTTGTTTGTGTAAACTCAATGCTTCCATGATAGCTCCTTAGGGGTTGGGGTTGATGCCTGTGCCAGTTGAATACGCAATCTTTTCGCCACTCTGTACTTCAAGTGCAGCCAACTGCTTGGCTGTTTGGTTGTCTTCTGAATTAACGAAGATCTTGGTTTCGTTGTCATCTCTGTTGCGCATGTCCTCGCCTTGCTGACGTGCTTGTTCGCGTTGTAATTCAAGTTGTGCGCGTTGCGCGTCGTTGGACATTTCAACTTGGCGCGCTTGTTGTCTGTCTGCAAGCTCCGCTTGCTTGACAGCCATGTTGGCTTGATCAGCTGCTTGTTTGCGTGCAACTTCTTGCTTGGCGATTTCTGTGCCTGGGTCATTAGGATTAGGTGGCTGCATGGATTGCAGCAACTGCACCGCTTGTTCAATGATGGGGGGCAAGGCCTGGAGTGACTGATTAACCTCTTCAATAACTGATTGACTTGTTGCAGCCATGACTTGATCAAACGCTTTCTTTTCTTCAGTGCTTGCTTTAAGCAACAACTTTTCAATAGGTTGACCAGCGGCTTCTGAAGCCACGTCCACCATGCGGCTAACATACCACAACACCATGTGCTCACGCAAATGCTCAAGTAAGATAGGCATTACAGTTGGTGCCGCTACTCTACTTGCGCCAAGCACTGGGCTGGTCATAAAGTCAAGGTGCACTTGAATGTGCGCAAGGTGATCTTGTTCTGGAAATGCTGCAATAGGTCTACTCATACTTGCTGCCACATTCTCATTGACCGCATTCATTTCTTTTACTTCAGGTTGTGGCATAAGCAACGCTTCGCCATCAGGCACCTTCAGCTGTTTAAGCAACATCTTTTCAACTTCACGCGCATTGTATAAGCCGGGGTGCGAATCCGAACGTTGCACAATTGTTTGAACTTGCGCAAAGCGTTGTGTATCACTATAGATGTTAGGGTCAGAAACTGGCACCACGTTCATGGGGCCTTCAAAGTCTTTGCGGTAAGCAAGCACTTCACCTGCGTCATCACGAATTTCTTGCTCATCCATGTAGAAGCGATTGATGCGGTACAAAACACCTAACAGGCGCGCCATGGCATCATGCACTCGCATGTGAATGGCTGAAAACACAGTCATGCCTTGTTCCATGCGAGCCAGTGTAGTGCCTACAGGCGTATTAGCGTTGCTGTCAGACAAGTCTTCAAAGGTAGTCCTCACCACGCCTTTGCCAGCATCAATCAAAAAGCCCATCAACTGAAACAGCACAGGCGATGGTGGGTTGAAAGGCATAGGCATCATCACCTTACGAATATCATCCTGCCCAAACGATCCCTCTATCTCATGCACCTCAGTTGGGTCAACGCGGTCTGTCTGACCACCAGAACCGCCTTTAAGCTTTAACAGGCCTGGGAAATTGCTAATGTGCGCTGAGTCAAGCAAGGCTCGCAACGCACCAGTGGTCGCTGCTGACAAGCCGCCAATCATGTGAGTGAGGCCAATGGGGTAAGCGCCGCGCCATGGTACAAACGGAAACTCGATGATGTGCACTAGCTCTTCCATCAACTCGTCGTCTTCTTCCCAGTTGCGATAGACGGACAACACCTTTTGTGTGCTCTTGTCTACCGAGATGACGTATGGTGCTGGGCCGTCTGTGTCGTCTTCTACATCATAAAAGACAGCAATCTCAAGAATTGTACGCAAACCATCTGTGTTGTATGCATCAGACTTGCGGCCTTCAATTTTATCGTTGGCTGCTTCTGACTTGGATACTTCAGGTGTATGCGGCTCAGGTGTTAGCTCAACATCGCGATACATGCCTGTCTTTACGCGCTGGCCGTATTCCAACTTTGTAATGTATTGCACATGCGTCTTGCGTTCGGCAGTGTAGAAGTTTGTAGCTGCAAACGGCAACAGAATGTCGTCGGACGAAACAAATATAGGAGAAGGCCGCTTACGGCGCTGGTCCCATGTCAGCTTAATGTACTGCACGCCTGATAGCGGCATTTGCGTAGACATTTGCTCAAGCTCTGCTCTAAACTCAGGCATCTGTTTGGTCATTTGCCAATTAAGGAATTTAGTAATGCGCTCTGACTTTTGATACTTGTCTTTTGTCACGCTGCCAATGATGTCTTGGCGAGCTGGGCCGGTAGGTGGAAAGATCTCTTTCATCACACGAGCTGAAAAGTCAACGCATGCTTCTGTCAGCATGGGGTGTACAACCTTTGATGCACCTGTGAAAGCCGCACCACCGGGTGCATCATCACCTAAGCCTGTGCGCTTAATGCCTTCTTCGTATTGCTCATCACGACGCTTACGAGCCTCTTTGTCTTTTTCAACCAGTTCGCAAAGGTCTGAGCCCATAATCGCAAGTTCGCTTTCAGGCATGTCTTCAGCAAGGTTGGCATAAAACTCTGACTCACCGGGCAATGCAGCATCGCCTATCTTGACCATTGCGCCGCCGTCGTCGGTATCCTTCACATCGTCATCATCATTTTCAATTGGCATCATTTCGCCAAGTTGCTCTTCCATTGTGTCGTCGTTGTCGGCCATGTGTTATCCTTTATGCGGCGTATGGGTTGTAACGTTCAACCACTGGCTTACGAGATCTTGGTTCTTCAGGTTCGCGTGTGACAGAGACTTGGTTGCGGTCTGCAAGGAGTCGCAATGCCTGTGTCGTTGAGTCAACATAATCATCATGCTTAATCGATCGTTCACCATGAAAGCTGCAAACCTGCGCCATTAAGGGCTCAGCCCAAGTGCGAGGCTGCCCCGGTCGTTTTTCGGATTCTACCACCCAAACGTGCCCATGTGCGAATAAATGTGAAACAGCGTGAAGTCGCTGTAGCTTATCTGCATGCCCCGGGTTGTATGGGTATGACAGCAAGTCTTCACGAGCCAGCATTTGGCGCAGGCTGATGCCTGACCCCTTGTCCTCAATGATGAGCAAGTCAGGGCTACGTCCGCCAAACATTGATTGCCTAGGTCCTACCAATGGCGCAATCATTGGCTTGGTGTCATCATCCCCATAGCGTACCTTGTATTCCTTCTTCACACGCTCAATCAAATCGGGCAAACCAAGGTGATCTTCCCAACAATCAAGCAAAAGGAAATTAGGCTTCTTCTCATGCCGGAACATGCCCCACACTGAGCATGCAGTGGGGTCTGGGTCGTGATTCTTTCGATCGACAGACTTTTCGGTGAACGCTGTGTCAAGGCTCATCACGATGTACTCAAACCCAGGCAGCGGCTTGTCTTTGGACCACAACTTCCACCACGCACGCTTAATGATGCCTGACTCTTCTGGATCAAGTATCTCAGCGTGAATCTCTTGGCGACCTAATTGCGTGCCTTCATATTGCAGGATCTGAGCACGGAACGTAGGCGCCAAGTTGGCAAGATTGGAGTATGTGCTTGCAGTAGTACACACAACATCTTTGCCATTGCGCTTAATCAAGTCGTTTATCAACGGCTTTGGCTTTGGCGTAGTGGTGCATAGCAATTGAGGCCTAACGCCTAATCGCAGGCCAAATTGAATCATGTCCCACGCCTCATCAAGGTATTCCCATGCAGCAAGCTCGTCGCACCAGCCGCCATGGAATTGTGGTCCGCGGAATCGTTCAGGTTCTGAAGCCGCAATGCCTTTGAGCACTGACCCATTGATCAACTTAATCTCATGCAAAGAACGTGAGTATGAGCTAATAAGCTCGTTTGGTATCACACTCATAAGACCGGAATCGCCTTCAAAGCACACATCACGTATGTCGCCGGATGTAGGCGCTGACACGAGCCAACGACTGTTAGGCAATGACCATGCATTCC